CTGGATCAACAGATACAAGATATGTCTCTGTATTGTCAGTTACAAGTCCTGGAACTGATAATGTGTTTATACTAGTTAATGTGACTGTTGTAGGTTTGATTAATGGACCACTAAGCTGTATAAGATTACCAGTTTTTGTAAGACCATTGTTTGCTGTTATAGCAGATAGTATAGATGAAACTGATGTTTGTCTAAGTACACCTAATGATGTAAGTGAAATCAAACTATATGGAGAAAGATCATTAACTAATCCAGTGATAGATAATGTATCAATGTTACTAGTTCCTATAACAGTTTGTTCTGTAAGGGGTCCACCCATTCTGATATCATTTGTTATAGCATCTTTATAAAGACCATTACTAGCTGTCACTGTAAAACCTGGGGTGTTACATATTGCATTATCTAATTTCTGTAAAGCAACACATATTGTGTCACAAGACTCAATACCTGTGCAAGGAAGAGCTGATCCAATATAGACCATTCCATCACAGCTTATTCTATTATTAGGACTACATGGGTCATTTCCACATCCAGAATATACAAGTTGATTGTTGTAGCAAGGGCTTCCTGAAGTACAAGACATATTATTATTTATTTAAAAGTTATAAAATTAAGGGATATACATTATGTAGTAACAAGCTAATACAGGTTGAATATTTGCATGAGCAGTACTTCCACCTGTAAGATCAGTTGTTGTATCTACTGTAATTCCTACAGAAACTTTACTAGTAAGACCATTAACAGCAGAAGCATTAGCGTTGTCTGCTGATACAGCATAACTTAAATCACCAACACTTGATAACTCTGCAGCTGCAACATTTGTTGGACTTATTACAGCAGCACCATTAGATACATGTGCGGTACTAAAACAAAAATGTGTGTGTCCACCATTTGCTTCAGTTACTACAGAATGTGCTACGTGTGAATGACTTGGTATTTGAGGTGTAGTTAATGTAACACCATTAGAACCAGCAGTAGTATATAGTAAATAATTTGGGTTTAATCCACCAGGAGTGACAACAGCATCCATTCCTGTACCAAAAGTTACTCCAACACCCACTCTTCCTCTTTTATCAGGAGTACCATTTTGACCATTACATAAATAGATTTTTTCCCAATCACCTTGTCCAGCACCAGAAAAATCAAAGTTGGAAGGATTACCATAGTATTCAACCACTGTATAAGGAACCATTTTATTGTATAACTTATTAGCATCTCCAGGAGCATTGTTTTCAATACATGCTATAACTAAAGAACAAAGGTCAGTTAGTTTTACATAGTTTGTATCAAGATTGATTGCAAGGGCATTTAGGTCAGCTTCTACAGTACATAGCTTTGTTATGATGGCTTGTACCACTTGATGTGTTACAGAGTCTCCAGAAGCAACTGTAAGGCATCCTGTTGTGTAAGGAGCTTCTATTGCAGCAACATCTACTGCTAATGCATCTAATTGAACTTTAAGACTACATACAGACTTTATTAAAGCTGTAGTGAAATCTACTAACGAAAGCTCTCCACAAGTTGGAAGGAAGTCTTTAACTATATTACAAATAATTGTAGGATCTATAGGCATGTGTATACCTGTACCATCTAGAGCAGATGTTAAAAACTCTATTAAAGATTGCTCTACAAACGATAGAGAATCTCCACTTTTTATACCTAACATAGGAACATCTATTCCTGTGTATCTTACACATTGATCAGAAGTTATTTCTGAACAACCATTAAAACAATTTGAACAAGCCATTTTTATATATATTTTAATTTTGATTTAATTAAGTTTAACACGCACAGAAAACCCACCACCACCATTATAAAACTGAGTGTCTATAGCTCCATTAAGATAAGACATACTATAGTAAGTATTACCTGTACTACTCCACCAGAAACCATTTTGACCAAAAAGAAAAAATGATCCATTTGGAAAACGATAGCCTCCAGGAAGAGCAGTAAAATTTATACAATTTATTGCTGCAATATTAGGACTTTGCCAATGACTTGTGCCTGCTTCTTTTAGTTTACCACCAGCTACTGATGCTCCACCTAAACAATCACCTATACTTACCCACTCTGTAGGTGTTGCTACATGATATCCTAATGGAGCAAGCCCTCTTGGATCACTAACCGCAAATCCGTTATATATATATCCATATTCAGCAACAAGACTACAATCTCCATTTGGACAACAATAAGCACCTGTACTTGTACCATTAGCAATAGCCCAGTCTCCATCTGTTGGAGCATAAGTTATATTATCACCATTAGCATATTTTGTTACAGCTAAGTTTGTTGTAGCCCAATCATTTATACATTCTGGATTACAAGTGGTAGTTGTAGTGGTAGTACTACTTGTACTAGTTGTAGTTGTTGTAGAAGATGATGTAGTTGTTGTACTTATAGGTGGTTTAGGTGTAGGCTTAACATTGCAACAGCTCTTTGGATAGTAAACAGTTACTCTCTCAAATTTAGCATAATGATTGTTACAATAAGGATTCCACATCTAGTTACTGTTAAGCTTTAGATTAATTTGTTCTATTATAAAAGTCTTCACTTCTAATTCATTGAGGTCTTTAGGAACATCTAATGATATTACATCTTTCTTTATTTCTTCATTCTCTGTATATTCAAACTTTGCAGATGTCTTACTTCCAGATAGTTTAGAAATGTCTACATACTTTTGTTCACTTTTCTCACTTTCATCCTTTATAGTGAATACAGTTTTAATTACTGGTCCTTTACCAACATACTTTACATTCACTGAGCTTTCTATTAATGTTTTCATATTAAGGAATTATAGTGTTTGTAATATCTAGAGTTAGTGTACTGTTAATGATTACCGCAGAAAGTGGTCCATCAAGTATTGTTGAATTAGTTATAGTATAAAGTGAAGTTAATATTGTAGATGTAATTGTTTGAGATGTTAAATAACTAGTGATATCATAAAAAGTTTGTTCTCCATATTGTCCAGGAGTCACTTGAGTTAATGGAAGTTTAAATAAATATTCATTATTATTACCAGTACCTCTGCGTCCAACAATCATTAATATACCATTACGTATCTTAGCAGCATCTTGAGAATAATTCCAACTTCCTATCTCAATATCAAAATAAGGATTGTCATCTGAACCAATTGCTGTAGTCCATTGATAAACACCGTTTGTATCAAACTTATTAATAACTATATATTTTGCATCTGTAATACAGTCATTTGTCCAATCACAATCAACTTTATCTCCAACCCAATAAACACCTCCTTCAGGACTAACTGCTAATGCAAATATAACATCATCATAAAAAGAAGTTTCATTAGATACTAATGTACGAGCCCAAGCAAATGTTCCATTAGAGTTTAACTTAAATATTGAAGAACCAAAGTTACAACCATATATATTATTATTAGCATCTAATTGGAATCCTGAAAGATCGCAGTCTTTATTAAAATCAGCTTGATTTAATCTAGCATCCCATATAACAGTGTTAAGATTATTTGTAAATTTAATTATTGTTGTAAAAAAAGCACCAGTATTATTTGCAACAGCTACTAAAACATTACCTAGACTGTCAACTAAAGGAGCATTACTAGTATATGTATCATTTGAACCTGTAATAATAATTTCTTTTTGAGTAATTACAGTTCCTGTAGAAGCAGATAATTTAGCTAAATAAACAATACCATTACCACTACCATTATATAAAGATGCAAATAGATTTCCATTTTTATCAAAGTTTATTCCTATAATAGATGAACTCAATTCCCACCACTCTTCCCATAATATATTTCCATCAGGATCCACCTTTCTAATACCACGATTATAAACCATATAAAGATTTCCATCAGAATCAATCTTCATTTCAGAAGGATCTGAAACAAAAATATCACCACCAATAATAGCTATAAATGTATTTTCCCACACAAGTGTACCAGATGAATCAAACTTTCTATAAGTACCAGTAGAACCAATTTGTGAGAATGAATATATATTACATGCAGCATCTATTTCCATACTTTCTGGATAGTAATTTGAACTTTCATCAGGAGCAATAGTATTATACCAAAATCCTGAATTAGCACAATTTATAGTTGTAGTGGTAGTAGTGGTTGTAGGAGATGGGGGAACAATTGGAATGTAATGTGAAGGTTTAGCCTTTTTTCTTACACAACAATTTGTCAGTCCACCTGTTAACACTTTCACTCTACTAGCTATTGCACTTAATGAAAATGCACAAGCATAATCATAGTTACAAAGCTTATATGTTAATATTCTTTTATAATTTAATAAATCACCAAATGTCTCACTTTGAATTGAAAGGTTCAAAGAGAATATAATATTATTATATTCATTCTTTGCCAACTCTGTAAGTTTGCAATCAATGATATCTAAAAGTTGTGATATACTCGAACACTCTGTACATTCTGAAAGTCTGGGTGATAACATCTTAAATTATTTTTTGGTACCGTTACAATATGCACATAAGCCATTAACTAGCTGACATCCACATCCAACATTTGTTCCACATTGTTTACAACTTGCCATATTAATTAAAATTATTTATGTAATTATTTCCAGAACAGTTACAACCGTTCCTTATAAAACTATCTAACATTTTATTTGCTTGATTGTAAAGTTTATTAGATTCTGCTGTAGCACAATTATTAGCAGCAGCAATCGCTCCTTGTATAAAGAAGTTTATACTTGTGAGGTTTACTTTCTGTTGTGTTCTGATAGCCCTATCACATTCCATCATATCTAGATTCATAAATGCAGAATCAAACTTCTCTTGAAGTTGTTCAACCCTGATTATAGATCTTTCTACAAAGTTCTCATACGCAGGAGCAACTGAATACTTCAAGAAGTATACACCATCTGGAATAGGAACTATAGGAACTCCTACAGGTGTCAATCCCAAAGAGGTTGAATTAAAAACATTTATTGTATTTATATTAAAGGGAAGGATAACTTTTCCAAATCCTGGAACAGTTATTTCGATTGTGGGAGCAGAAACAGGAGGAGCTATAGGATATGTTGAAATATCATTAATAGCTAAAGTTTTACTACTATATGTAGGGACTACTAATATATCTAAATTTAAATCTGCCATATTATTTAAAATAAATATGCCAGAGGATTGAGTTTGATCCTCTCACCTCTGGCATAGGTTATATGATTTCTATTCTTTTTCTACTAAGGAATCTTAGTTGTTGTTGTTGAAGTGCTAGGCCATACAGTAGTAGTTGTACTAGTAGTAGTCAAACATGTATTGTCACCAGCAGCAGTTCCTAAAGCAGGAGTTAAAATAGCACTCAAGTTAGTTGAAGCAGTTCCAACTGGAACAGCAATTATAACCATTGAATCTTCCATGATATAATCACCCCATTGGTAAGCAGATCTGTCATACTCGTTAAACTTGATGTAGTAGCTATCATAAGTTGTACCAGCACTAACCCAGCTTTCAAAGTTTTCATTGTAACCAGCCATTCTGTAAAGATGCTTCAAGTAACCAGCTTGGTAGCTATAGAAGTTCTTTTCTAATTGGATGATCTCGTCTGATGTTCCATCAGGATAAGAAGAACGTTGAGTGATTACAGGAGTTGCAACAATATTACAATTGTCAGCAACAATGAAATCAGCAGTTGTAGCAGGACCAGAATAAACGAAAGTACGGAAGTACATTCTGTCATATTCAAAAGGGAATGCAGCAACATCACATGGTTGACCATATTTAGTTAATGGTTTACCAGAGATACGTAAAATTGCATTAGCATCATTACCAATTCTTTGGAATTGATAGAAAGTGCCAAAGTTAATATTGTCAGGGTTGATACCTGGAGCATGCATGTCAAACTCTAGGATAGCCTTGTCAATAAAAGCAGGTACATCAACTGTATCACAAGGATCTCCACCACAATCGCAGCAAGGAGCTACAATAGTAATAGAACGAGTGAAACCATTGAAATACAAGGTGTCAATGTAAGAAGAATGAGCACGTAATGTAATAGTGACAACATCACCACACTTTACATTCCAACCAGCTACATCAGTCACCTGAGTTGCTGCTGTAGGACATCCGTTTACTTTGTACCATTCAGTTACATTAGAAGTACAGTTTGCACTAGCACATCCTTTAATTTTGTCTGAACGTTTAGATCCTTGTAAATAAGTGTTTGTTCTACCTTGTGCAATGTAGAAATAAGGAGCAGCAGCAATAGTGCCTGAAGTCAAAGCTGCATATGTGTTACTAAACACACCAACTTGACCAGCTGTTAAGTCTTGCGTTGATCCAGAACTAGGAAACGTTGTTTGTCCTACTGGTACCACGAAGAGGGTAGTTAATGAAAAATCTGACATTTTGTTTATATTTAATTGTTAAAAATCTATTCGTTTGTTTGTATTCTAACCTGAGCATTTTGTACTGCAGATTGATTCTCTGTATACATTGCTAATGTTTGAACTGTAAGATCTAGTAGTTCATCTTCTAAATACAATTCTAGTTCACAGTCTTGATCAAAAGAATCTTCACCATCTAACATCACATATCCTGTTTTATTAATGTACTGAGGATATCTCATGTAGCTTATGTAGATTTTAGAGGGAGTGAATGTACCATCAGTGAATATAGAGATTTCATCAGAGGATAAGAAGTTGAATGTCTCTTGATATTCAAACGATGGTCTGTAATGATCATTGTTTAAAATGAATTGTAAATCACCATGTTTAGCAAGATCTCTATTGATCCAAATCTTTCTATCCTTACATCTTCCCTTATCAGCTAATACATAACTATCTACATAGAACATATACTTTGGTGTAAGAAGATGTATATTTGCTCTCCACTGATTTAATTCAGCATTCATTAATGAGAGTTCCAAAGGTTGATTGTTATATGTAACAACAAGACTTTGTAGATCTTCGTAACGCTTTTTGAAAGCATCTAACCCAAGGCCACTCACTGTGCTTTGACCATCAACCTTTTGCTTTATCAACTTAATCTGAGCTTGATTTAAAGCTAAGATCTTATCTTCTAATTGAATTTGTTGATGTTCATTAGTTGATAGTTTATTTAATTGTTGATCTATTTTATATAATAAACTATCTACTGGTATCATACAGATGCTAATTTCTTAGTTTTCAATTTTTGTTCAAGGGTAATTAGTTCATCCTGATTATCATCATCAGCTAAGAACTTAATAAGATCTTCTTCATCTTTAGCCACTTCAAATTCACCTTCGTAGATTTTACCATTTGGTTTCAATCTGTACACTGAATGTGTTATAGCCTGTTTAACAAGATCTTTAATATGGAGTAAGTTTTCCTTCATATCTGCAAAGCGGTTAAAAACCTCTACAGGATTTAAACCCTGATATTTGCCATTCTTGAATTCTGTTTGTTTAAGCATATTATCTACCTGATTGTATACAGATTCTTCTTTTGAATCTTCTGTTACTGGTAAACCTAATAATCTAGCCACTTTTCTTTTCTTCTCAGGAGTCATAGAATCAAACTTGACAATAGCCTTGTTGATTAATTGTTTCTTCTTGAAGATCACTGCATTTTCTATTTCATCATCTGCAACATAAAATTGTGTTTCTGCTGCAAACTCACCTCTTTCCCAAGCTTGATAACTAGAAGCAACTGTAGGATGAACTCTCAACCATGCAAATGCTAACTCTTGGAAAGGAACGTTAAAATCAAAATAGTTATCACCATCCAATAACTTAACTGCTTGTACATGCATTACATCTTCTGTAGAAGTTGATAATCCGTAGTTCCAAAAAGAAGAACGAGGACCAAGATCAACATCACCTAACGCAGATTCTAATTTTGCTTTAAGAGTTGTTACACGTTCAATTTCCATTTCTTTTTCAAGTTGATCACCTATCCTTCTGATGTACGCAGCATTAGGATCTAGTCCTGTTCTATACTGACCATCAAGTTCCTTGTAAGGATACTTAAAAACTCCTGTACCAGGAATTCTTGTTAAGCCTTTAGTGGATAGTCCACCTTGCATTGTTTGCAATTGAGAATTGTTGTACTCCTTTTTAATAGTGGAGATTTTGCCTATCTTACCCATGATGTAGTTATTTATTTGGTTTAATTAGCAGAGAAGTAAACATCGAAGTTTCAGCAACTGGACACTAATCCAATCCTCATCTCTGTGATTTGAGAAGACTCCCCTAGCTGGAGGGCTAGGGGGTGATTCTTCTCGGTAGGTTAAGCACACACTATTGTGTGTAGCAGTATTAGAATTGTGGAATCTCTTCGATCAACACAGTACGTGATAAATCCTCAATGAACACATCACAACGGTCTTTCATCCAGATCTCATATCCTGGGAATTTGTTCGCAGAACTCATACCTTGAGACTTAGCAAAACCTAAGTGGTGACGAGTACCATCGATATAACCCCAAGTCATAGAAGGAGCTCCTTTCATACGTACTTCACGAATGTTATTAACCATAGAACCATCGCTCATAGGACTAACATCAAATACCATGAATACTGGAGTAGACTTCTTGTTCTGACCAAATTCCAAGTTTGATTGTGGAAGATCAAGTTCTTTCAAGTGAATAAGTTCAACACGACCTGTTTCACGTGTAACCATTGCATCAAATGCAAAGTTATAAGTGATGTGTTGACCTTCTCCTTGCATGTAACGATTTCCAGAATCAGCCATGAAAGTTAAACCTGAATTAAGAGCATCGTTCTTCAAAGCTTGTTGGAACACGTCAAACCCAGCTTCGTTTGTATACATCTTAACTTTACGATCCTTAACATCAACCCTTCTGTAGAAAAGATCTCCAAACACAGAACGAATCAAGTTTGCAGAAAATTCTCCACGATTGTATTGTACTAAGTTACCGTTATTTCTCATTCTGTGGTAAACACCAGCAGAAGTTCTTTTCAATTCTTGCTTAGAACCATTAGTCTTAACAGTACCTGGTTTAGACCAGATCATACGTTTAACTTTCAATTCTAACATAGATTTACGCATCCAGAACTCGATGAATGGTTCCCATTTAACATCATTACGAGTTAAAGGTAATTGATTCCTACGTTGAGGAGCATATACTAAGATATCCAAAGGTTTGCCAGAAGCATCTCTCATCATCTTGTCATCAGCCCACTCAGTGATCTTGTGCTCATAACCATATGCTGATCCTAAAGATTCAAACATTGTGATTTGCTCACCTAAACGAGGAAGACCTAATAAGTCTTGATCGAATTCACCAATAGCAGCATCAACTAATTCTAATTCAATTCCTGTTTGTAAGAAAGTAGAAGTTACGAAATCTACAGTTGGATTGTCAGTCACCAAAGTGAAAGAGTACAAATAACCCATGTTCCAAGGAACTGGATCTTTGATAACGTAGAAACGAGGACCATACTGACGAGAACCTACAGAAACAATTGCGTTCTTAGAGAACTCATTAGTATCTAATACTAATTGAAATTCTTGACCATCAATACCTGGCTTGCTCAAAGCAGCAGTGCTGTCAGGGATGTTAATGATCTTAGGGAATTTGTAAGGAACAGCTACTTGCCATTTCCAAGCATCACTATTATTATCTATGTAATAAGGTGTGCTTTTGTTAATCATGTCTAAGAAGTCATTGCTATACAATGAGCTCTGAGTGTAAAGACTGATGATTTTTTTATCATAGTCTGCTGGTTCTGTGCTGTGAAAGCTTTCTAAGTGATTAGAGTCTGTAAGTTTACCTACAGCACGCTTATCCATAGAGGCTACTCTTGCATACGTAAAACCAGTTAATCCTGGGATTGTTTGAATTGCCATTTTGTTATTAATTTAATTGTTGTTTAATTGTTTATAAAAACCATGAATTAGAATTCTTAGAACTTGAGGCTGAACCTTTTACAGAGCTTTTAGTCACCTGTCTTGCCACCTCACCAAATAGTTCGTTAGACTTTTTACTTATACCACTTTTTTGAATGGTAGAAAGTGTAGGATCTTTTTCTAAGATCTTTAGAAGAAGAGCAACCTTCACCTTTGTTTCATGGTTTTCTGGTCTCTTCAATTCCAAGATAGTCTTATCAAAATCTGTAAGTGTTTCTCCAGAATTTGTCTTATACTTATCTACTAGTAAAAAGTCTTGTAGTTCGCCTGCTAGTTTTGGATTGATTGGAATACCATCAAACTCTTTTGTTTTAAGCTTCTCTTGAAGGACAGCTTGAACGTTATTTATATATTGGCTCTTTATTGCTTGTTTGTTCTGTAAGTCTCTTTCTGCCACTTGCTCCATTTGATGAAGTTTAGCAGCTTCTTTCTTTACTAAAACTTTATGATGCTTTGCAGCAACAGTCTCTAGATCTCCGTAGTTCTTTAACCTTTCCACCTCAGAGGTGATATCTTCAGCATCAAACCCTTGATCAGCTAGTGCTTGTTTTAAAACTGAAATCTGATTACTTTCCTGAGAAAGATCTAGTTCAGCAAAACTTGCTACATTATTATAAGTACCAAAGTATTCTTTAGGATCAACTCCTTTTACAAATATGGCTTCAAATGCTTGTTGATAATCTTCTCCAAATTGTCCTATAAAGTTGTTTACCACTTCAATAGCACCTTTCTTTTTCTCAGATTGGAACCTTTCAAGGAACTCTTCAGGAGTTGAAATTGGTGCATCTTCCTCATCATCTTCTTTTGAGAATACACCAAGTTTAAATAGATCGTTTGCTAGAGCACCAAATCTACTAACTTCTGTTTCAGCTTCTTCATCACCTTCTTCAGTTTCTGTACTAGTTTCTGCTTTTACTTTTTGTTTACTAGAAGCAGTAGGAGCTTCTTCCTCTTCTTCCTCATCATCATCTCCACCTAATAAAAAGTCTTGAATAGATGTTTCTTCTTTCTTCTCAGGAGCTTCTTCCATAGTTTCTCCTATAGATTTAGTAGCAGCTTTCTTTGATTCAGCTTTAGGAGCTTTGTCCTCAGCAGTCATTTCCTTAATATCATCAGGACTAGTGGATGCAGTTTCAGGAGACATCAGATCATTTAAAAGTTCTGAATTACCCATACCCATTTCCATAGTGTTCTCAATAGAGAAGTTACCAAACGATGGAGTTTCTAAATTTTCAGCCATATGTAGTTGTATTTTAATTGGTTTTACAATGTAAAAGTATGTTATATTATATTACGAGCAAAGAGTTTGAACACTATATAGCCCAAAATTCGCTATAATATAGCATTAATATTTTTGTCTCTAATTATTCTTATTTGAAAAGTTATCATTTATTAGTCTATAGCTCCTTATTGGGGCTATATCTGTTAGTGTAACCTGCTGAATATCCACTCCCCACTTCTTAGCTTCAACCCTTGCTTTCTTTGTAAGAATGTTATCTAGCTCAGGATCTATACATTTTTCTGAGGGAAGAGATATTACAATATTCTTTATTATACTCAATGTCATATCTGAAAGAGCATCTGTTGCATCATACACCTCTAGAAGGAATGTTTTAACATCAGCTATTTTATACTTAATTACCCCCTTCACTACAAAGTTCTGTTTATCAAGAGTGTATAGAGATTGTGCTGGTAAGCTAAGCGTAGTCACTACAACATGTTGTCTCAAGATCTCATCAGCAAAAGGAATCTTAAAATGAATGCCAGGAGATAACACCCTTTTAAACTTACCAAAACTAAGGTGCACTCCCTCTTCATAAGAAGGAATGATCACCACTGGTAAGAGTTGATCAATCCATTGTATTATTATTTCTACTAATCTATCAAACATTATTTAGATTTTTTGTTTCTTCCTTTTAAATAGTCTATTGCAGAAGAAAGTGATTCAACATCATCTTTAAGAAGACCTATTGCAGTATTACAACTACTACAAAGTAATCCTCTAATTTTATTTGTTTTATGACAATGATCTATAGCAAGTCGTTTTTTAAATTCTGTTTGATGTCTTTTGCATATTGCACAATTTCCTTGTTGTTTATCAAATAAAATATTATAATCTTCTACAGTTAAATTAAAAGTACTTTTCATATTCCATTTCCATTTAACTTGTGAATTATATGTAATTTTATTTCTTGCTCTAGCCATTTTAGATTGACAGATTTTACAATCTGCTCTTTTTTGAAACTTACCTCTTACTGACTTATTAAATTCAGATAGATCTTTCTCTATATTACATTTTGTACAAACTTTCATTTATTATTTTTTATTTGACTTACGCCCCTTTGCATTCTCTTTAGCCACAGCTAGGTCATTAGCTTGGTTTTCTCTAGCCACCTTAAGCTTTTCCATTTCTACAGCCATTTTATCAGAAGCTTGTTTGTTCTTAGAGTTTATATCAGCTAGTTTTAATTGGTAGTCTTTAGAAGCTTTATCTTGCTCGTGAGATAGCTTACTCATTTCTAATACATCTGGAATAGTGTTCTCATTAACATCTTCTGTTGGAACATTACCATATCCTGTAGCAGAAATAATAGCAATCTTCTCTTTAGACAATCTATCAAGTTCTCTTTGGTAATCATCATGAGCTTGTTTCTCCTGAGCCATTTGAGCTTGTTGTTGCATTTGAGCTTGAGCTTGTTGTTGCTGTTGTTCCATTTGTTGTTGTTGCATTTGCTGTTGTTGATCTTGCATTTGCTCTTGTCTTTCCTTAAGTGTCTTAAACACCTTCTTCATCTGACGTATAGACTTAGTTGAATATAATTCAATAATGTCATATAATGAACCACCATTTTGTATAACAGCTTGAGACAATCCTCTAATTTCATTAAACATTTGTTGATCTTCTGGTCTGTTAGTTAAGAACACTTTAAGATCTCTAAATTTAAGTTCTGAACCATTCACTTGTACAAATGCACTCTCTCCTGTATTGGTAATATAGGAAAGTGTAGATTGTGGTTTCTTAGATTCTACATACAGAGCAGCATCAATGATTGCTTGATAAAGCTGACCCATTACATATTCATGAGCTACAAACAAAGGTTCTGTCTGAGAATAAGATTGTTGCATAGCTGTATTAGTACCTGTAGCAGATTCTGAAGCAGCAACACTTCCCATTCTTTGTCTAGACATACCTATAAGTTCCCAACACTCATTCTTCAATTGCATAGCAAGTTGATAACGAGATTGTATCTCTTGAGTTCTTGTTAAGTCTATATCCCTAAACTGATTGAATGAACTAGGGCTTTTTAGATTCTCTGGAGAATCATCAATAAACATCACACCTCTATTACGAGCTTCCATTTCCCAAACATCTAATGCATCTTGTGCATCACCATCTTTAGGAATAGGTATGTGTCTGATAGATGTTAGATACACCTTACCAACTTCTTTCTCAAGTAGTTTGTAAAGTTGATTCATACACACATTGTAAAGCACCTGGAAGGGTTTCATAAGATCTACAAGGGATTTAGCCTCTGTGTTCTTAACCTCGTGTGTAAGTCCTATAATAGGGCAATAGTTTAAAAGTTTGTATGGTTTAATATGATAGATGTCTGGACCAATCTTAACACCTTGGTACCATTCATTAATCCATCCCCACTCTAATGATTGTTGTGTAGGAATAGTTCCACTCTTATATGTTTCATCTACAAGCATTGATTGCTCATTACCCATTTCATCTTCATATATAAGTTTACCTATCTTTCTTTTAGAAATCCAATATGCTCTAACTACAACATACTTATAACCAAATGAGGATACGTTAGATGTAAGTCCTAAGAAGTCTTTAAGTCCATCATCATTCTCTTTCATCTCACTCTCAATAATCATTCTTGTTTGTAGAACAAGAGGATCAAATGTATCATACATTACAGAGTCTTGACCAGGAACAGCATCTGGATTACCAAGATTTGATTCACGTACATTGATCAAACCATAATCTTGTAGAGAAGATCTAAGATGATCAATCTCTTCTTTGGTCAAATCAGGAATAGATTCAATAATTTCAGAAAGCTCCAGCACTTGTACTGTACCAGCAGCATAAGCTCCCTGAGCTCTTCCTGTGGGATCAGAAATATATTTTCTATCAGGAGTGGTAAGGAACCATGTGTTCTTAGGATTAGCCACCTCAATGTTGAATCCAAGTTTTGAATTGTCTTCATATATATGATAGAACTCTCTAGCAGATATTAGCATATCTCTGAAAGCATCTTCACTCTTTTCTTTTAAATTAAACTCAGCTTTTTGACATGTAAGAATATGGTTTGCCCATTTCTCAGCTACAGATGTATAATCATCTAACTGATCTTGTACATCTTGCATAGTCATCTTTTCCAATTCCTCAGGATCTATTTGTTCAACATCCTGTCCTTCCATTGCAAGCTTTTGTAAGATCTTTTCTTTTGCTTGATTGGTTACATACTCTTGTAAGATTTGAGTTTTGAATTCCAACTCTTCTGATTTAGAATCATCATCAAAAGCTTTCACTCTGAATGTGTCTGGTCTTTTAGAGATCTCACCTACAAGTTCATTGATGGGAGTGGTGATGATGGAATAGTGCTTCACATATGCAGGAAGTTTAAGATCTGTAGTTAGCATATCTGTAAAGCTCTTCACTTGTGGTTCTTGATAGAAATCTTCCATACGAAGGATTCCTTTAACAAGATCGTAGTTTTTAACAAATGTATCTCTGTTCTTTACATATTCAGCATAAGCTTTGTTTGCAAAGTAGTCCATTGTGTTTTTAATCCAACTCTCATCTTTCTTTTCCTTCTCAGTTTTAAACTGATCAGGGAATATGTTTAAATACGCATAGCGTATTGTAGCATCTTTTGTATACCTAATAATTGCCATTATGAAAACAATTTACGTTTTTTACTATTAAATAATCCTCTTGATTCAGAGAACAGTGTATTCTTTTTATGTGCTGAGAACATTGCCTTCACTCTTTCATCTCCACTTCCACCAACCTTTCCCATTATAGGATCCATCTTAAGTGCTTGAGCTATGGCTAATTCTGCTGCTATGATTCTATCAAAGTTACCTTGATCATTATACTGTATAATCTCTTCCAGTAGTACAGGATCAAATATCTTACTCACTCCTATTTGTTCTTTAATTATATTACCATCTTCATCCTTCTCTGTATAGATCACTTCTTCCATATACTTCTTTAAGCAGTTGTGAAGATAGTCAATTATTTTTTGAGAACTTCTATGTACACCATATTCTCTTTTAACAGTGGTGTTAGGAACTATCTCCATAAGCCACTGAGGTTGTTTCTCTAGATAGTGAGCATCCCCTTTACTCTTCATGTATTCTATGAATGATATATCATCATTCTCACATAGAGTGCGAGCATTGTAATACTTGATCAAGAGTCTTGCTTGTTCTTCCCACACTTCTTTCTTATCAGGTCTTGCACAATACGAAGCTACGAACATATCTTGATACTTCTCACCTGTAAGATCGTGCATTCTTTTATACACATATACAGATCCTAATGAGGAACTGTACGCACTCTTACCCTGTCTATAGGGATCCACTCCAGCTACATAGAGTCCATATGGAGGATTCTCTATAGGGAATTCATATATAACCACAGGAGCATCCTTAAGATCGCTATTCTTTAAAGGAAAGTTTGTGATGGGTTGCTTATCTGTAAACTCATGTGAGATCTTTTCACCATCATTAAATAATATAATGGGTGTACCAGTTCTTTCATTATTAAGTAGTCTTGTCTTTTGTCTCTTGGCAGATTCAATATCAAAGATGTTTGTATCCTCATTCAGGAATATATCATCCACTTCTAAAGGATAGTACATCTTCTCTTTAAGATAGGCTATACGATCACCTGCCTTCTTAAGACGTTCTAAGTTGGTGGTGGTAATTTGTTTAGCTTTCTCTTCATTAGAAACAAGCATCTTCACATTATGAAGCTCACTTGATAATGGTTTATCTAAGAAGGCCCCTAATGTAGAGTCTTCCTTAGATTCCATTCTATACTTGTATGAAATGAATAAGCCATGGATCCTCTTCTCATCTTTCTCATTATTGTATGTGAGGAAGTTAAAATTATCCACATCAAACATTAGAGATTTGGCGTCCATAAACTTTTTCATATCACCGCCTGTACCTGTAAGGATTGGTGAACAACCCCAACCAAATGGTGTGGTAAAACCAGGAACAGCAGCTTGGAAACCTCTTAAGAAGTTTCCTTTACCAATTTCATCTATAATGAGCTTACGAGGTTTTGTACCTGCAATAGCTTCCTCATTATTACCTTCATCAAGGTTACGTATTAAGATTTGGGAGAATGGTATTCTTTCTCCTCCTTTAGTTCTTATTCCTAGTGTCACTTGGTTCTTCCAGTTATCCTCTATTCTTTGCCATCTCCAAGCTTCTGGTAGGAAGTTAAGTCCTTTGTCAATCTTATCTGTAATAAGCTTTATATCTGGTGCATTAAGACCAGCAATAATATTCTGTGAGTTCTCATCGAACGTAGCACCCCAAGCTATATAGCTAGACTCAATCACTGATTTAGCCAAACGTCTAATACCAAGAATGACTAGTCCTTTTTTCTCTTGCTGTGCTCTATCTATTTCATTTGTAATCACCCACTCATTATCTCTAAGGAAAGGGTTGGCATATTTCTGAGAGATTCTACCACGCTCATCTATAACATCCACTTCTGTATTCCAGAAGTTTAGATGCCAATATAAGAATGGGTTTATATACACACCATCCATCATTGCACCATTCAAGCATAGATCTTTATGGAAATTAAAGAATTGTTTATACTCCTCGCTCTCCTTATCAGGAATACGTGACTGGTTTAAAAACCAATCCTTATAATCTATACTCTGTAGTTCAATCATTATTTTCTGCTTTTAAGGAACTCCTCAGCCATTGAGCTAAGTTCTCCTTTTCCTCTCACTTCCACCTTACTCTCTTCTTTTTCTCTCATTGAATCCACTGTTCTTAATATCTCAGCATAATCTTTGAGAGCTTGTGTTAAGTCTTTTCTCTGAGCTTCTTTGTTAGCTATACAAATAGGAATAGCTCCCCCTCCTTTAGTTTCTTTCCAAGCCATTCTATCTGTTAATTGAGAAAACGGATTTGCTTCTATATATTCTTTTAGCTCCTGGAGTTTATTCTCTAAAAATTCTAATTCATATTCAATTAGAAGAGCTTTCTTGCTTGTTGCCATTATTTAGTTTTTTATTTATAATTCCTCTAGCTTTTAACGCTAACCTTAATTTCTCTCTAGTAGCTTCTGTAATAACTCTTTTACTATTTGCCACTTTAATTTTATTCTTCATTTCTTCTGTCCATATAGTTTTATGTCCAGTCATTCCCTCTCCCCCATCTGTTATATTTACAAGTGTTCCTTTCTTGTCTTTCTTTTTTCCAAGAAGCTTTATATAGTTTACTTCTTGATTAATTATTTCTTGTTTATCATCAGACTCTGAAATAATCATTACATTATATCTAGTCTTATTACAAACCTTTTTCCAAAATCCACTTCTCTTTTTGTAACACATTGCTCTATCATAATCTTTCTTTCTATATTTTGTTCCTATTCCTATATAGAATGCTTCACTTTTATCTTGCCTATAATGAACATAAAGATAATACTTTTTTTCTCCAGTTATATTAGAAGGAATAATTAATCTATCTATATGTGGATGATCTTCAACTATCATACCTCTGTATTAATGTATGTAGTTTTTTTAATAGCCGCCATCTTCTTCCTCTTTAAATAAGTTATCAAGATCTAGTCCTTCCTTAATGATGTTATCAATATCAGAATCATCTATATGTCTAACATCCATCTCAAGTTGTCCTTTGTATTTAGCTAAACAATAAGCTAGCTCTTTATCTGTCACTCCCCAAAGGTTCCCACACTCATCAAGAACTGTAGCTAAATGTTTACCCATGTTATATTGTGGGTAGGCAGTATGTAGTTCTTGTAGAATATGAAGCACCTTATTATAGTAATTTGGTGGTTTCTTCATCTGTTTGGTTTTAAATTATAAGTCCTGAGCTTGTAGCTGATAGCTTTGTAAGCCCTGGTTTAATAACATCTTTAAGTAGCTTTTGAATTTCATCATTAGCTAATTTCTGTGTCTCTTCTGTAATTCCTGGTGTTGCACATAGCTGTCCTAGCTTTTCAATTACAATCCAGGCTTCCATTGTTGGGTTCATGTTAGTTGGTTTAAGTCATCATCTGACAGTTTTATATTCTTTATTTCTTCCTTCAATTCTTCAAAGTCAACAATGTGATCATCACCCTCTTCTTCATCCTTGCTTAAATACTCCTCACAGAAAGCAATACCTATTGTATCTTGTTCCTCATCAGGCTTTCCTATAATATCTATATAATCCACACCTGTATTGTACACTTCCATCAATGCCTGTATCAGAACATTTAACGGTATCTTTTTAAGTCTTATTTCCTTGCTCATTGATTGACGTTTTTAATTCCTCTTCTTGTTCCTGTGTGACAACTCCCACCCATTTGTTTAAAGGACAACTGCAAGAAAGACATCTTGTTTTTGCTGATAAGGTGCATCCACAGTTTGTACAATGATCATCTGGTCGTATTGTCTTATAATTCTTAGAATGATGAGGACAATTTAAACATATGTTTATTCGTTCACTTGATGTCTTCTCAATAACATCTTTTAATTCTGAGGGGGGAATCAGTTTGTTTCTCCAGCCCTCTAACACTTGAGAAAAATTAATCATTTATTCTTGGTTTTAACTGTTCTATGTTTGCTGTCAGGGAAGCAATCTTTTGATGTGCAATGCTTCTCTTATGTTCTGTTGTCTCTGGGTTTACAAGCTGTCTTTCTAGAGCAGCCTTTTGTCTAAGCATTGTTTCCATCTTCTTCACTGCCTTCTTCCTATTAAAGAACAACTTCCCAAACCCAGAAATCTCTATTGAATCATTATCCCTTAGGGCATTGTTTGCTTCACTAAACTGATGAACTATCACTTGATCTATAACCTTCTCACTCACCATCATCTTCACAGCTAATGTCCTGACAATATAATCCCTCATTGAAAGATTGACTGGCTTATCCATGTGTTAGCTTTATTTCTAATGTGATGTCCTTATTAAAATCCAATATGATTGTTGGATTGACCTTCACCTTTGTCCCATCCTTTACAAGCACATATATTTTCTTTAGCTTACTGATTATATTATTAATCGTTGGACCTGTACTATCATATCTCTCACAAAACTCTTTCCTTATATTAGCATAAGAGATGTTCCCTTTAATGGCTGTGAATGCTACAAGCTGTATTTCCCTCTGTGTTAGCTTGAGATTGTTCACTGCTGACAGAATGGAATAATACTTCTCAGCTAGGGAGAACATATCTGTCTCCTGCTTTTTCATCTTCTGTAATATAATATTATTTGGTTTCATATGTAATTGTTATACAAAGATAGGCAATATAATCAGAACATCAAATACAATCTTTTATATTATTGCTATATTATGCCTCGTTTTCTTTAAAAAAGATCAAGACCACCTCTATAAAGAATAGAGACAACCTAAACTCCTGTTCTATAGAATCTTCCTCTTCTGTTGTATATTCTAAGAAAGATAGACCTATTCTATAATAGGGATTGGAAAGACCCTTAACTTCCATAGACAGTTCAAATTCATCAAACCCTTTAAACCCTGTAGCTAAAGAAATCACAATTGTAATTCCTATAAAGACCATAAGTGCAATCATGTTTCCTTGTTTTATATTGTGTATCTATCTACCCCTTCCCCACCCACACTCCCCAAAGTTACAAATGTTTTATAATACCATCCAAATCTTTTTTTCTCTGTATAGCCATTTTCCATGGGAAACCCCCATTGGACCTGGAAAAAATATTTTGGGCCCCCATCCTTTTATAATGCTCCCCCCTATTGTATATATGGGAGAAGAGACTACTCCATCCCAAGACCCCAGGTACAGAAGGAGTGGTTGGGGTTACCTCCGCCATTCAATCATTAATCATTAATGTGGAGACACCACGATTAAAAACTGTAAACTTTTTATGGCTACTATTAAATTAATTGATGAACAGTGTGACGAAGTTAGTGTAATTTCTCACAACAAGCCTTACAAGAATGGACAGAGAGCGAAGGACAAGAAGACTTTCAGTCAGTTCAAGTATAACAATGTTGTGTTCACTGTTGATTCAGAGAATCCATTCATTTCAGCTTTTGCTGAAGGCAAGATTGACAGTATTAAATTAACTGAAGGCACTCGTGAATCAGTTACTGTTGATGCTAATGGAGAAGAACAAACTGCAATGGTTCCAACATTAACGTTTGACTCTTACATTAGTTTTGCACAGACTCTTAATAGAGCAGAGCATAAGAGTAAGATTGCTCGTTTTAAGCATCTTGAAGCTACACCAGTCTCTGCAGACTTGTTGAGCGAGCTAACTGCATAGGAGAACATTGAGAAGATTGTGTAGGTTTACCGTTTGGTAGACCTGCACACACTCTCATTAGCGTAGTATTATGCGAAGACCTACACTATACTATATATATGGGTGGGAAATCATGCAATGTTTCGTTGGGTGGGGAATATTCTGCACTCTATATAGGTGTAAATGAGGTGACGTGGAACCACCTCTGGAATACAAACAACATTTTTAACAATGCTTGATTCAAAAGAATACAGGCATACATATAGCATTAACTATGACTTATCTTATACAAGACAACATTGCACACTTCTATAATAGAGAAGATGTAGACATTATTGATATTCCTAATTGTACAGTGTTACATACTAATCTATCTTGGATTGAGTTAGTTTGTAATAAGGTTGTTGATAAAGTTATTCATACACCTTTTCGTCTTAATGAAGATTTTAGAAGATAATATAATGGGCTGTAACAGGCCCATTTGTTTAATGCACCACAATTCCACTTCCCAAGGGTGGACAGA